GGGAACATAAAGAACAATTCTTTACTATTAGTAACAATAAAAATAATCAATATGGATAAATTCTGTTTAGTAGCTATCATGCTATTCGCTATTCAACACGATATGGTTGATGACTCAATTGTTTATGTAATCAATGCAATTGATCGTGTGCGTGGTATCATTCCACGTGCTGATTATCTTGAACTTGTGTTCTCAGACGCTTTGTATGATTATACTATACATGATGTATCATTCGGTATATACGACAAGTATCTAGACAATCAGCAGTTCGTAGAGAGAGTATTGCCATTCTAATGGCGTACTCTCTCTATTCTTTAGCTTATGTTTAATCAATAAATATTTACAGTTATGAAAACATTTCGTAGGATTATCTTATCAGTTGTTGTTTTAGTGTGTGGTTTTGTTGCAGGTTATTGTACTGGTCAGGAGAATGGGAAGAACATTATACTTAGCCAGTATAAGTTGTTACACAATGATTACGACGCTAAAACTGAGCTTGCCAAAGCTCAAGAAGCTGCACTTGATGCGGCAGACCATGTTATGGGTAAGAATGAGTTATTTGACACTGATGGAAGTGATGAAATGGTCAAGTATCTTGATTTAGCTCATAAGGTTGACAGTTTGTATCAGCTTGGGGAGTAAGGCCTTGTGCCTTATCCTCTTGCCTATTCTTTGCTTGCGGGAACATAAAGAACACCTCTAGATTATTAGCCGGGGAAGAGAGAAAGATGTAGATATGTGGATGTTGGATACAATGTATCCACCAGTCCATTTGTACATTTGATGTTGTTTGTAGTTATATCTCTTCCTTAATATATAGCTTTATTGCTATTATCTTCACAAATGATTATTTGAACTTGCTGAATATTTATTTCACCATTAAATACAATATATTATGTCTAAGTATCGTTTGTTTAATATGTCTATCCTGAAGGCTAAAGCCCAGGAAGGACAAACTGAAGGTAATTTATATGTAGCAGCTACATTGGAGAATCAGGATTGTGTCTTTGAGGAGAATACATCCATTGTAATGTTCGGTGTTGATGGATTGATTAATGCAATCCGTCCATATCTGGACACACAACATGGAGGTATTGCAGAGACAAGCAACGAAGATGCAATTCCAGAGCGTTATCGCTTCTTAAATGGTATCTTTGTACGTCAGAAGCTTGAGCACGGTATGAGTTATTTATTGGGTAATGACCATAGTCCAAGATTGGACAAGACAACTGGTCAGCCTATGACAATGGATAGTGTTCTTGTATTCTGTATCCTCATCAGTGAGACACCAAAGGTAGATGGCACACCAAACTATGCAAAAAACTGGGACCCTGTCTCAAGAGTGCGTAGTATTGAGCGCCAATTCTTCAAGCCTGTAAACAACACAGCTGCAACAGTAGCAGGTAATACTGCGCCTCAGCCTGCACCACAAGCAACACCAGCTCCTGACCCATTAGCAGCAGCTACAGCTCAGCCGAATACGGCTACACAACAACCAGCTGCACAACCTAATGTGGCACAGCCAAGCGTTCAGCAACCAGGTACAGCAGCTCAGGGAAGCGTGCCTCCAGCAACCTTCTAACAACTTGCATCGTAGCGTCCTCATGGCGCTACCTTGCTTGCTTGAACAAATGTAACTCGCTTCGCTCAGACATTAGCTTAGAGCTTGCCTGAGATGGGAGATGAGAAGATCCGCAGGTGAGATTTCAGATAGAACAGATAGAAATATAAAACATAATCAATATGAAAATAACTTATAAAACAAATATGTTGGACATTATTCGCTTAGTCGAGAACAACATACCAGCGCTCTGGGAAAAAAAGCAGAACAACTTTCCAAATACTTGGGGAGGAGTAAATGCACTTACTAAACAAGTTGTAAAAGACTTATTGGTAATGATCAACCTACCATATTCTAAAGAATTAGCAGGATTTATCAGATATATTGTAGAGTGCCCAAATACTATAAGATACTCTGAATATAAAAGATCTTTGATTGGTAAGACAGTTGAAGACGTAATATTTGAATCCGAACAATTAGACTAGTATCAATATGCTCATTTGTCGTAGGTGAACGATTGCTAAGCGTAGCAAAAAAGCATAGTACATATCATTGTCTGTGAAGATAATGATATGTTTATTTAAGATAAAAGACATTAAGACTCCATATACATTGATTGCACAATTGAGGTTCTTGCCAAGAGTGGTAAATAGTAGATTTGTTTCGTGTACCATGGTCTGTGAAGATAGTGGTACATTTTTAATTTAAACTCAGCTAGGGAGAGTAGTGAGCATTACGTAATACTACGTATTACTCCAATAACATTGTCACTGATGAGACCTAGACGAAACTACACATGTTGCATCATGCTGTAGTCTGATATTCACTATTCATAGGCATTTTATCCCCTAAATACAATGGTCTGTGAAGATAGTTGTATTTAACCGTTATCTCATGCGGTATATAAACAAGGATGACGGAGCATCTACGCTAACGTGATAAATCGTAGGTAGTAATGTGGCGTTCATGGTCCCAAGCCCATGACTACAACACGTGCTTATAGTACTTGCAAAGCTGTAAGATGTCGATTGTAGGACACAGAGGGTGAAATAGTAGTATTACATGTATGCTGAGAACTAAGGTAGTCAGCCTACTTGCAAGGGGTGCGAAAGTGGTTTTAGTTCTCCATGACGATCCGGAGAGACGGATAGTGGTTATTATACACTTACTGAAGTAAGAGGGTATACTATGTACGAATTCATTATATGGGTATCGTACTTGGCTATAAAAGCGCACACATAGCGACGGTTCGAGTCCAGTAGCCACTACACCTTTATTAAATCATTTTTTAGTTATCAACAGGTTTTATTTCCATGCAGGTATATCGGTTCGTGAGGATAGATATACCATTTTTATAGATTAAATCAAAATATATATAGATATGGAAGATAAGAAACATTCTTTTATTGACCAATTGAATCTGTTCTTTATTGGAGCAGTTATTGGTGTCATTGTTGGTGCCTGCTTTGGTATTAATGCTGTAAAAGGTAGCAATAACAGAGCAGAGAAAAAAGTAAAGGCGTACGAAGAGTATTATAAATGCACTGAGACGCTTTTAGACTCTCTCGATGGAACACATAATCTTGACCTCATGGATACAGATCTTGAGACAGATTATGGTGCTGATTATTTGGAAGCTAAATCTAAGGTAGATGAACTAATTGTAAAGTAGTATGAATGAATTCGAAAAAGAAGAACATACGGAAGACATCTGGTACTCGTAATAGATATAAGCCAGGACAATTAGTCACAATAGACAATTGTATATTTAGAATCGTAAGAGAACTATGTAGTGAAGATTGTTTAATTTGTTGGTATCGCAATTGTAATATATACATGTTTTGCAACGAACTACCAATAAATTTATATCTAAAACCAATTTAAAACATAAGGATTGAGTTACATCAACCCTAAGTGTTTAATGTAGCCAGCGTAAGCTGAGAGTCCAAAGCCTCTACAAATACAGATGGAACACTTTTTATACCGAGTGTAAGCGGTAAGTCTTACGCAAAAATAAACAATGTTTAATTATCAAAATTATGAACATTATCGAAAAATTGTTGGGTGAAGGATACCCAAAGCTTGGGTCAGAAGTTTTTGCTGACGGTAACAAAACAGTCGTAACAGTATCTCGTACACTGTCTCCAGATCATGTTGACTTGGATGCTCCTAGTTACGTGAAGACTAAGTTCAAGAAACACATTCCAATCTTGAGATCTATTGACGTTGAACTGGACGCCGTAACAGAGGAACAGACCATTAAGGTGACAGTTGAAGTTGATGGTAAGTTCAACAACACTAATGACTTGAGCCATCTTGAATTTATCGCTAGAGGAATTAGCGAAGTCGCAGAAGACAAACTCAGTGAGCCTAATATAATTAAGACCATTGGTTTGGATTGCAAACCATTCATTTGCACAGATGATGAATCAGAAGAAACACAAGCAAACGCATAACCAAGCAGTTAAGCCACAGTCAGCAAAAGGGAAGCCTGATGCTGAATACCTTAACTACAAGGTAGTTGCTAAGGAGGGAGGATCTACAATGATACTCTCTTCTGGATTAAGTAAATGTAATGCCAAATCTTTGGAAAATACTTTGAATAGTTATATTAACAACAAACATTCAAATGTTCCAGGAGCTGGCAAGACAAGTGTTAAATTCATAACAATTCATTAATCTTATGTTGAATGTTACTATTCAAAACGAAGGAAAAATCAAGTTCCAGTCAGAGTGTTCAAGCACAAAAGAGATGAGACATAATGTTAACTTACTGTTAGCAGTTGTATCATCTATGGAGATGGAAGAAGCAGTAGCCAAAAAAGAAGCTAATGGCATTCCAGCAAAAACTACTTATTACTTATACTTAGACAAAGTAGAAGATAATAAGAAGTTGAGTACAGTAAGAACGCTGTCACTGCAGTTAAATATGCCTATAAAAAGAGCAAAGGCTATTGCAGACACAGCTGCTGATGATAAACATAACATACTGTTGTCTCAGTCTCCTGATGAAAGCTTCATTAACACTATGAAGGATACTCTTGAATCTGCAGGATGTATTTGTAGAATTGTAAACAGTTTTTAATATGGGTGTAAAATTGTACGAAAAGCCGGAAAATAAAAGTCCTGGTCCATTAATAGCGATAGTCATAATAATAATGTTATTGTTATTGACTTCAAAGTGTCAAGCGCAGCAAAAAGCTGCAATAGACACAATGGTTTGCAAGGTTGAATGTATCAAACAAATAGTACAGAAACCGAGTGTTAACGGCAAAACCGTTAAGTATCTAGCTGTATATGTTGATAAGTCAGCAGGATTCTCAGAGATTATTCCAATCTCAAAGAGTGTTGTAGACTATATTAGCACATGCAAGCAATTCTCTCTCGAGCCTACACTTGGCATTAGGTTAAGAAATGGTGTAATAACATCAATTGTTCGATACAAAATCAAATTTGTACACAAATGAAGTTTAGTAAAGGAGACGTAGTACGCCAAGTATTGCCTAGTGGCACAATGGTAGGTGGTTTAATGGTCGTAATCAATAACATTGGCAACAAATGCACAGCTGTTAGAGATGTATCAACTGGAAAATACTATATATATAGGTCAGAACATCTAGAAAAGGAAGGAAAAGCAACAAAGATTTTTGTTAGTAAAAGTGATATGAATAAAATCGACACAACGAAAGGTGTTGGTGCATTCTATCATAGCGTATCACCTG